TCAAAATCGCCTTCAAAAGCGGTTTTAATAGGTGAACGGTTGAACATCTTCAAACCGTTAGGTGCGTCAGTCAACAAGAAGAAGGCATCTGTGTCTGTCAAGTAGTGGTTGACAACGTATCCTTCAGGAATCAAGCCCATGGACTTGATCGCGTTGATATCATTGTCAGCCGTTGCCACACGTTGGACGGTCTTCATCAAGCGCTCTGCAGTAAACTGCAACTCTTTAGGAACAACCAGTTTACGAGCAGTCAACGCAACCTTTAAGCCGCGCTCATCGGTAAACGACGCAATGTCAATAATGCCTTGTTCGAGAGAAGTCTCGTTCAAGTCAGCAGCAACAACAGGACGGTTAGCGAAGTCTGGGCCCATTGCAGTTGGGTGAGCAATGGACATTAAAGCCACGCCGTCGCCGCCAGCAAACTGACCACCAGTAAATCCATTGTTCAGCACAGAAGCAGCTTTTACTTGCTTAGTGTTGGACATGGAACGAGCCAGCGCCTTGGTGTAACGAACAGAAAGACGGTCGTAGAGGTTGTCCTCAACGGCTTCTTCAGTCAACGCAAACGCCATAGCGATGGTTTCGTGGGTGTAGCGAGCAGTGAACGACTCCAAAGCGGTGTCGTATGCCATGCCTGCACCCTCGGTCTTCACCGGAGCAGAACCGAAGCCAGTCAACATGACCTCTTCTTCAAAAGCACGGTCAGATGTCTCAATAGAGAAAATCTGCTCATGCTCGTTTTCATAACGCTTGTATTCCATACCGAATAAAGCATTAAGTCCGGGCTCTAGTTCTTTAACAAGTTGGGAACGGGTAATTGCCATGATTTATCTCCTTATTGACCAGCAACACCTGTACTACCGTACACGTGTTCGTTGATCTTAACTACCACCACGGCATTCGTGCCGAAATCATTGTTGACGTCGTTGTACAAGCCAACAACCTTCAAGTTCAATGCTGCTGTTGTTGCCAACGTGCTTGAGTTCAACTCCATGGTAGAAATACCAGTAGTTGTGCTGCCGCCTGTGCCGACAACATCGGCGTTGTTACCAACGTTAGCTGCAACAAAACCTGCATCACACTGAACTAAGAACAACTGATTGGGATCATCTACTACATCAGCAACAATTTTACCTGCTGTGATGTTGACAGAGCCCGGATAGAAGTTCTTAAAAGTTGGTTTGCCTGTAGTGGGATCAATATAGTTGCAACCATTGAACACGCCTACCGCAGCAGTGTGTGTAGCTGGAAGAAACCGAGTAATGAATCCACTTGCAAGGGCTACCAAGTCACCCTGAAAAATTGTCCCGGCCTGATTATCAGCAATCTCATAGCCATACTGCTTTTGAGCACCAGTAGCTGAAAGATTACCAATAGCACGCAGACCAAAGGCTTTATCGATATTAGCCATTTAAATCTCCTAAAGAATTGAAGTTATCAGTCTTACGACTGACGGAATGTTGTGCGAGAACTCCGTTCTGGAGCCTGAAGCCGCATTGAAGAGTGTGCGTTTTCACGCATCATCTCATTGTCCACCGCATGTAACTGGTCCTGTGCCTTTTTACGGAAATAAGCATTTCTCTCGTCAGCCGTTTCATCAGGAATCCTAGCGAGTAAAAGTCCTCCAACAGCAACAACTCCGGCATGTTTGCCGTCGTCCATCGTTGGGAGCATACCTCGATATTCCTCAGGAAGATCTTCAAGACGGACAAGTTCATATCCCTCACGAAGCTTGCTGTAAATGTTTTGGTTGTCAAAATTTCCATTGACCTCTGCGCGAAGCCAACGGTGCTTATACCCCTCAGGGGCAGGTGGTGCATCTAAGCGAGAAGGGGGACTCCAAGGCTTGCGACGAGTTTCTTTTTCCCGAGTTTCGGAAGAACGAGCGGCTCTATCGATAGTAACTTTTTCAACCATGACTTACTCCTTTACGTACTTAGCATACTCTTCAAGAGGTACACCCAATTTTTTTGCAATGGCAACCTGACTCGGCGATAACCGGACAGTTCTGCGCGCACTATTAATTCCGGAACTCCGGCTGGCAGGGGCAACAGCAGGCGCGGCACGCTGTTGTCTGATTTGAGAAGCAGAACCTGAGTTCTGAAAACGACTTGGAAACTCCGTTTGGAG